CGGCAGCACCTACAAAACTCTTTTCGTCGCTGGCGCCTGTCTGTCCGTTCATTATTTTGCTTATTTCCGAGTTGCAGAATTCGGCAAGGGGCAGGAACTGGCTACCGTTAGCTGACCCGGTGGGAGAAATCATTTGCACTTGGTCATCAATATCGCGAACAATATAAGCATTGGTACCAAAGCTTTTAGCCATGGCAATTTTGTTGGCCACCTCTTCGTCGTCGTCGGTGTTGCAGGCAATATCCAACAGGGGTTTGCCAAAGCGTTCGTTGTATTCGCTCCAATCGCTTCGGCTAAAGTTTTTCCATATCACCTCGCGGGCAACGCTTTCAAATTCGCCCAGTTCTTCAGGGTCTCCCAGCTCCAGCAAAAACAGTTTGTCAGCAATGTCGGCATAATCAATGCCCTCGTTACCGCCTACCTGGAACAGTATCATTTTTTTGAACGGGTTCACATGCAGGCGCGGAAAGGTTTTAATGTAAGTCCATCCTTTATCAGGATCGGGCATGCCAAATTCAATCAGGGTGTACCCGTAAAACTCTACATCAACCACGTTTTTAACAAACCCATCGAACCAGGTTTTTGCCAACAGTTTCTTTTTCTCCTCGTTTTCGGTGTCGTTTATCAATACCGTCCACGGTTCGCTCAATACTTTGTTAATGGCTACTTTGTACTGGCTTTTCACGTGGCCGTCTTTCCGGGTATTGTCGTATATACGCATCAAATCGGAACGGTCGCAGCTTTGGTGGTCGAGTGCTGAATCAACAGCAGCCTTAAGGGTGTTCATGGCCATGTTTACCCGGTCAACTGCTGGGGCAACCAATTTGTCAGATACCCGTTTGTTTGCTTTTTCGGCGGCTGCTACAGTCTTTTTATTGAAGGAGAATTCTATTTTCATTCTGATTAATTAAAATGGGTTGTTATCACGTTTTTCGGTACTGCCATAATAAAACCGGGTTTTTTTGTTACCGTCGGTATCCAGTGTTTTGGTTAAGCTGCTCAGGCTGGTTTTGCCCTCGTTAATCTTATCAAGGTCGGTAAGGGTGTCGTCGTAAAGCTTAACAATACGATCGGGCACATCCAAGTCCTGAATGCGTTCGTAAATACGGAACACTGCCAGGTTAAGGGCATACTCCAAAAGGGTACCGTCGCGTGCGTCACCACTTTTACCCAGTTCAATAGTCATGTTATACCGGGCACCCAGTTTGTTCTTAAGGGTATCTTCGACAAACTTGTTGGCTGTGGTAACAATGGTTTCATCGTCATTGGTAATGCGGCTTAGGATGGTTGCATCCATTTTGCCTTGTAAATCGGTTTCGTCAATAAACATTTTTAACCCCTCCTATTTTCGTTTCTACTGTAATTGCCTGTGTTTGTTTTGGTTTTGGGCCTGCCCTCTTTTTTGCCCCGGTTCAGTTTTTCAATGGCTCCTTCTACGGCATCGGGCCCGTCGTCGTGTGCCATATCGGGGAAACCCAAGAACTGGTTGCGCAGTTCCTGCATATCGGCGCTGCTCTTTTCCTCAATGTTAAAGCGTATAAGGCTTTGCTCGCTGAATGGGCTTAGGTTTTCAATACGGGCTTCCTTATCAGGTTTTTTGCGGTAGTCGCCGCGTATGTGTAGCATCTTGCCCCGGCGTTCTCCTTCCCGCCAATACTCTTCGAGCATTAAGTCCTGAATAAAGTTAGCCTCCATATAATGCCGGGCTGCCACCCTTGGCGGAATAATGCCGGCAAGCTCGTAATGTCCGCGCACCATTTCGCCGGTGGTGCACTGCCTTACGAATGCTTTATGAATATCAAAGTACCTGCCTTTGCGGGCAACCAGTACTATTGCTTTAAAGTCGTTGTGTTTGCCGCTTTTGTAGCTGGGGTCGTTGTAGGTAACCACCGCATCGTATTCGGTTAACGGCAGTAACTTAGCCCAAACCAGTTGGCTGTCCTTAAAAATTCGGCCCTCTACAATGTGCTCGTGAAAGAATTCGCGCAAACCGATTCGGTAGCCCTGGCGGTTCATCTTTTTAAGAATCTCCTCTCTGGTGTACCTAGTCCAAGCGGGTACTCCCTTTTCGGTTAGGTCTTTTTCGTGCGTTTTTGGATTCTCCAGGGCAAATACTTTCAGGTGAAAGGTGTTTTTGCGTTTGGGTTGTTCCGGGTCCACATCGCCAACCAGGTGCGCTAAAATACCCTTGCTGTGTATTCGGTTGCCTGCCAAAACCAATCGGCTGGCTTTGTTGGGCATGGCCCCGTAAAAATCGCCCAAAAACCAGTCGACTACTTCGTTCACCCGGTCTTCGTTGCGCACAATAACGGAATCGTCTAAATCGTCGCCTACTCCATAGTTGGGACGTTTGGCTGCGTTTCGTGTTCCGCGTGGGCTTTGTCCCCGCCCAAAAGCCCAAAAGCCAATACCGTCGGCAGTAATAAAGTGGCCGTCCTGCCAGTTGCCAAGGCTGTATTGTTCGCCGTAATCGGCAATGTACCGCTTGTTGAACATGAGCTCAGCCTGAATGTCGCCCAACAGTTTGGCGGCTTTCTTTTCGTTGGCACTGGCAATCATCATTCCGGTGAGTTCACCCCGGGCCTTCAACATCATCGGAATCATAACGTCGTCTAAGATGGACTTTGCGTGTTCACGCGGGAATTCGTGAATATCGAAGGTATCGGGGCAATCTAAAATATGTTTGGCTGCCACCAAATGGAACCAGGCAAAATCGCTGTCCATTAAATGGCTGAAATAATAGCCGCAAAATTCGGGAAAGCTTTTAAGCAGTTTGGCTATCCGCTTCTCCCGTTCTTTATCGGTTTCGTTAAAGTTGGGTGCGGCACGTTCAATGCTCTGTTTTTCAAGCAGCCATTGTTCGTACTCTTTTTTATCGCGGATGGAAATTTGTCCCATAACTACATGCTTTTGCGTTTGTAGTTCAGGTATTTGTCAACATGCACCACTACTTCCTGGGCAGCGGGTAAGTCTTCAATTTTAAGCCATTCGGCAAATTCGCGCATTATTTTAACAATGTGTCCCCACTCCATTTCCTTGTCGCGAACGGTAGTAAAGAGCTTTTGCAGGGCGTCAATATCGCCGCGTGCTATCAATTGGGTTCCGCCCTCCTGAATGTATTGGTCCTTAATTTTCTTTAAGGCATCCAGTTGGTAGGCAATAAGTTCGGTAACGGTTTCTTTGCTGGTCTGCTCGCGCAGTATTGATGCCGCCCTTTGTCGGTCCCATTCGTCGTTCTTTCGCCAAACGGCAATTGTTTTTTCGGTACGGCCCAGCAGTTTTGCTATCTGCTTATTATTGGCTCCTCCGGTAAAAAGTATTTTGGCTGCACTGCGATCGTCCATGCTCGTTTTTTGAATACAAAAAAAAGCTTTTACACCCATATATATAAATAAGTGTTAAACGGTTGGATAAACTGGCGCAACACTTATACTATTATTTGAAAATGAGCGCATTACGTGTAATATTTGCATCTAATTTAAAAACCCGCATGGAGCTAAAAACAAAACATATTGTTAACCGCGACAAAAAGGAAATAAGCTTTCTGCTTTACGGCTTTATTGGCGAAAAGATTGACGGCGATTACCTTGCCAGGGAATTGGACTGGGCAGGAGATAACTATGATGTTATCCGCTTACGGATAAACAGCCTGGGCGGAGACAAATCGCAAGGTTTAAGCATTGTTTCGGCCATGTTTGCCAGTAAAGCACACATTATTACAGTTATTGAAGGAGTGGCCGCAAGTATGGCGGCTGTGGTTGGGGTTAGTGGCGACGAGGTAATAATGAACGATTACGCCCAACTGATGGTACATGATCCATACTTTGTTGACAGCGAAGGCAACAAAATTGAAACCCTTAATGCCAAGGAAAAAAAGATGTTGGACCGGAGCAAAACCCAATTGGTCAGCATCCTTGCAAAAAGAGGAAAAACCACCGACGAAATTGCCAAGTTGATGAAACAAGAGACCTGGTTCAGTGCCGAGGAAGCATTGGCCGAAGGATTGGTTGACAAAATTGCACCTACTGGCCGCAAAAACGAACTTTCACAAATGGAGCCATTAAAACTGGTGGCCCAATTAACCGCAGAGCAAACATTAAATCCAGATACAAGTATGAAACTGATTGCAAAAGCCCTTGGCAAGCCCGAGGATTCAACCGAGCAAGTATTGGTTGATACCATAACCGCCCGCGAAGCGGAAATTGCAGTTCGCGAAAAAGCGTTGAACGACCGCGAAGCCAGCCAAATTGAGCGGCTTATTGCCAATGGCAAAAAAGCAGGAGTAGTAAACGCCGAAAATGAGCCCGAAATGAGGGAACTGGCAGCGGCCAACTTCAACCTATTTGTAAAAATGGTTGACAAGCCTGTTGAAGAAGGAAAAGAAGGTGGAGCCGGTAACGGTGCAAACTCTGTTCGCCTAAGCGATATTCTTGACGCTGTAAAAAAACAAGGAACGCAAACCCCTACAGCCGATTTGGCCGTTGAGTTTAAAACACTCAGCCAAAACAATTCAGCTGAATTAGCCCGCATTGAGCGCGACGAACCCGCAAAGTTCAAACTGATGTACGATGCGTACGAAAAATCATTGGTGTAACCTTTAAAAACAACATACCATGGCAGAAATAATTTCAAAAGCACGTTGGCCTTGGGGCTTACCCGATACGCTGGCATTAACAGCTACCGGAGCGCAAGCTTTGAGCATTGAAAACGACCTTACCATTATTGATGGTGTTACCGTTCAGGCAACTGGCAACCGTACCCTTAACCTTACCATTGACGCCAATGTGAACAAAGGCGCCCGCTTGGTAATACTAAGCAAAACGGCAGCTGTTGAAACCACCATTGCAGGAACCGGCATGACCGCTCCTACTGTTACCGGAGTAGCCGGTAAAACCAAAACTTACGAAGCCGTTTACGACGGGGTGACCTTTAAGGCAACCGGAACAGCTGTTCAAATTGACTAACCCATTTAAATATTACTACAATGGCAGAACTACGCAAAGAAGTATATTCCAAAGAGCTTGCGGGCAGGCTTTTCCCGAATAACGAATTTTTTACAAAAGCCTATAAGGAAAATTTGGCAATGGATGCCATTGCTATTAAGATTCCTCAAAGTGGCAGTGTACCCGGCGCCGTAATTGGCCAACCAAAACAATTGCCTTTACCTATCAAATCGGTAACTGACGATTCGTTGACCATTAACGTGTACCCAATTATTGCCCCTCCGGTGCTTATTGATAACGAAACCGAAATTACGGTAAGTTACAACAAGCGGGCACAGTACCAACAGCAACAGGCCGACACCATTAATACAGCCGCTGCCGATATTGCTGCTGTTGAATGGGGACCAACCACCGCAGCCCGTATTATTTCTACTACCGGATCAGCAAGGGCTACCAGCGTAACCGGGTTAACCGGAACCCGCTTGGCAATGACCGTTGCCGATTTTGTGAAAGCAAAAGTTACCTTAATGAAGCAGAACTTAGGCGCAAACATGGGCAACCTGTATGCACTGTTAACTGCTGATGCTTACACCGATATTATGTTGTTACCCGATTTTGTTAGCTACGAGAAACTTGGATTAACCTCACGGTTAATTGAGGGAGTAGTGGGCCGCTTTATGGGATTCGACATTATGGTGCGCGTAAACGATTACGGCCACGTTGGGGTAACCTATACCGCTGCCAATGCAAAAAATGCTTTGGGAGTAACCACCGCCGCAGCAACTGACCGCCCTGCAAACCTTTTTTGGAGCGATAAATATGCAGCTTATGCCCACAGTGGTGTAAACAGCGACATTAACGGCGGCCCAGGATTGGTAGGCGGAAAAGTAATTGAGGCATGGACCCGTTTTGGAGCAGGCCTGAAAAGGTCAGACCAAAAAGGAATTGTGGCCGTTGTTGAACCAGTATCGTAGTGAAAAAGCAACCCCCAGATAAACCCTGATTGATTCCAACTTAAAAAGCCTGCCACTTCCAGGCAGGCTTTTTTCAAATGTACCCGAACCATGGAACAAAGCATCATGCTGATAATACTCAATGCCCTGCTGGTAGTAGCACTTATACCAGTTATAAGTTGGTTGGTAAGCAAGGCAATAAACATGTTGGTTAAAAAGCTCGACGAGCTGATTGAGGAAGTGAAAAAGCTGAGCATAAATAACAAGGAACATGAAATTGAAATAAAGCAGCTGAAGGAAAAAAGCCGGGAGCACACTTTTGAATTGAAAAAGCACTCCGACGATATTGAATTAATAAAAATTCAACAGGCAAAAAAATTATAAATCAGTACAGACGCTGCATGCAGCGTCTCTATCAAAAAAATTGAGCCATGCAACTATCGCCAAATTTCTCGCTAAACGAATTGGTAACCAGCAACACCGCTATTGCCAACCGTATTGGTAATATGCCAAGCAGCTACCAAACCGAAAGCTTAAGGCATTTAGCTGTAAACCTGCTGCAACCCTTACGCGATGGCATTAATATGCCCATACATGTTAACAGCGGATTCCGCAGCCACCAGCTTAACGAATTGATTGGTGGAGCCGAAAGCAGCCAGCACATGAAAGGCGAAGCCGCCGATTTGACGTGTGCCGACAATACCCAGCTTTTTAGCTATGTGCGCGATAACCTGGAGTTTGACCAGTTGATTTGGGAAATGGGCGACGAATTTGAACCCGAATGGGTGCACGTGAGCCTTACCCGTGGCGAAAACCGCAACCAGGTATTAAGGGCAAAGCGTACCAACAAAGGAACTAAATACGAAAAATTTTAAACAATGAGCATATTCAGCAAATTAACCAGCGCGGGCATAAGCGAAACAGTTAACAGCATAGGCAGTGCCGTTGACATTATTGTGACCAACGATGAAGAGCGCGGCAAGATAAAAGCTGAATTAACAACCATTGTTAAAGACATGGCCGCCAGCTTAACCAGTGCAGCAAAAGAAGTACTGGTTACCGAAATGACAGGCAACTGGTTGCAACGCAGCTGGCGCCCAATTATAATGTTGGCCTTTGGCTTTATTGTGGTGTACGAATACTTTTTAAGCAAAGTATTCAACTGGCCTGCCGCCAATTTACCCGAAAACTTTTGGAGTTTATTGGAAATTGGCATGGGAGGCTTTGTAATTGGCCGTAGTGCCGAAAAAATAACGAAAACAATAGCCGAGAACCTTGACAAGTTGCCCGGTAAAAAAGATAAATAATGACAGTAACCTATTGCACCGGAGTTGATTTGTTGGGCCAGCCCACTTATGTAACCCATTTTTTGGAATATAAACCTTTAAAATAAAATACAATGGCAGCAAATACAGGAGTAATTAACGGCACGGATATGATAATAGGGATTAAAAACCCTACCGTATTCACAGCCATTGCACACCTTACCGGACAAAGCTTTGATAGCAGCATGGCCACCAAAGACCGGAGCAGCAAAGACACCGGAAACTTTGTAATTAAGCGAAAAGGCAAAATTACCAGCAGCATAAGCTTTGACGGACTGATGTGTTACGACGGCTTTAACTTTTGGAACCTTTACGCATACCATGTGGCAGGAACTGAAGTGGTGGTTAAATACGGCGGCTCCGATGCAGGCGACGGCTTACCCGAAGAAATTGGCGACAAGTACCTGGAATGTACCGGCTTAATTGCCAGCATTAAAAGGAACGACCCCAACGACGAGGACAGCACCTTAAACGGAACTATTGAGTTTACCGCAGCTCCCCAAGTAAAAACAGCAGTTGCTTAATAATTTAAAATAACCTTATTATGGCAAACACAGGAGTAATTAACGGCAGCGACATGCTGTTGTTTATTGATGTACTGGGAACCTTAACCCCCATTGCACACCTTACCGGAATGAGCTTTGACAGCAGCATGGCAACCAAAGACCGCAGCAGTAAAGACACCGGAAACTTTGTAATTAAACGCAAAGGCAAAATTACCAGCTCCATAAGTTTTGACAGCCTGGTAACTTATAACAGTTACAGCTTTTGGGAACTTTACGCCTTACACACGGCAGGCACCACCGTTACCGTAAAATACGGCGGCCACGATTTAGGCGATGGAGTTGACGAAGCCACTGGCGACAAGTTTTTTACCTGTACCGGCATAATTGCCAGCA